TGCGAGATCTTAAAGGCGTAGAGAAGTGCGTGACCTGTCGCTTCTTGATCGGCAACCGATCTTGCCGACGTCATGCGCCGATTGGCACCAACTATCCCCATACCGATGGATCGGGTTGGCCGAAGATCAGCGACCGATGGGGCGAGTGGTGCGGCGACTTCGAGCGCATCCCTGCTCCGAGGATCATGATTGACGCTGGGCCGGCAATGGCGCTTGCCTATATCGAGAACCGTGAGTGGGCCGCGCAGGATGGACAGGTCTGTCAGTTGTGCCGGGGGCAGAACCCAAACCTAGATTGGGAGGGCCAAGGGCAGACCGGCCACGCTCATACGTGTGAGATCGCAAGGATCATCGACGCTCTGGGTGGTCAGGTCGTTTGGGATAGCGGGTCGAACGGATGACATACGTTGATCGTCGCGCGCCGGCATGGTTCACGGAATGGTTCGAGGGTGAAGCCGAGCGATTCCAGCGCGAGATGATGCTCTTCGGCACGTCCACGGTCCACATCCCTGGCGATCCTGACGAGATGGCGGTGAGACATGTCGAAGGCTCCACGGACAGCTATGGTAGATCTACGACCGCCACGATACTTCGAGCGCTGGAGCAGATTAACGAGATGACACAAGAGAGCGAATGGCAGGGAGATATTCCGCACGAGATGCAGGTGACCGCTGTGGCCCGTATCGCGAGGGACGAAGAGCCGCGTCGCGCTTGGCTGATGGAGATGATGCTCGACACCGCCAGCAATGTCCGACTGATGGGTTGCTTGCTAAGCGAACGTCCTGGCGCTGGCCCAACGGACAGGATGGAGACCATCCAAGACTTGGTGAACCATCACGTCGACATCGTCGCCGATCACGGTAACGAAGTACCGGACGAGTTCCGCGGCTATACCTCAGGACCCCGAGAGCCGAGGGGCAATGCGACCGTCGAGGAGTACGACAGGGCTCTGGCCTTGCGAACCGTAGATGGTGAATACCAGCGTTGCATGGGGGAGCGCCTGGATGCGATAGCCGCGAGCTTCGGCATACCTGAGGGCATGATGCGTAACGACGCCTATATGAGTGAGATGCGTTGGCATCGCACCGCCACCAGGATCCCAGACACGCGGTTCGATCATATACCGTTCATGCCGATCACGAGGCTGGATCGCGAGGAGTCGTTCTCCGTCCAACTAACAATGGCCAACCCGTCAGACCCGAGCGGCATGATAGCTATCGACGTCGCCCAAAGTATCGGCAGGGTTCAAGAGTTTAATCGAGAGATGGATCGCGCGGTCAAGCATCTACGCGGCCTGTACGAAGAACTCATGCCGGACGAATGCCCGGACCACGCATCGATGAGTCCAGAGGGCGTACGCAGCGTCAAAACTCACAGAGACGGCACGCTTCACGTCCGAGTGGCCGAGGGGATGCGTCCGCTTGCGCCGACGTCCGAAGGCACGTTCACCAGTCTGCGCATAGGTAGCTACTGGATTAGTGATGCCACACACCCGGCTCTATTCAACGTGCTCAACGGAGACACCACTCACTCGCTCACGTACCGCTCGACATACTTAACCGTGGAGGATCCCGATGATGCGCTGGGCAATCTACGGATGACAGTCAGTAGGCCTGTCGCTGCTTTATTTTCTCGCCGGTCGGCGGAGCGCTTAGACCAGGACGATGAAATGCAGGGGATGCGGACCACTATGCATGCCGCCATCAGGATAAAGCAGCGGGACGCGGATGCGGTGTTGATGTCAACCGCGAATCATGTGGAGACCGAGTATCGATTTATTGATGGCCGGATGATGATAGGCGGCACCCGGAACCCGCCCGACTCAAGGTTGTATCCTCAGCGTGATCACCTCGGCGGCGATCGCCTCCGAGAGTCGGCTCCCGAGCCGATGGGGCCTCAACTAACATTGGCTCAATTCAATGAGCAGGCCGATGAGCTACTCGCGCGGCATCGCCGAATCGAAGCCGAGATCGACAACGAGGTCGACGACTTCACATATGTAGGCGGAGCGCTCGATGAAGTGGGTGGCTTACATGTCTCCATGGAATATCACGGTTGTGACATCGACTCAGAGCAGAGATCTGAGCGCGAGCCTTACGAAGAGTATGATAGTTCCGAGTACGTACCGGACTTTGCGGCAGAGACCGCAGTCGAGCCGAGCGGCCGGCCGCAACCATCAGCCCTGGACCGCTCCAGGGTGTCAGCGAGACGTCGGGACGGTGAATGGCTTGGGAGCTTTAGCGGCACGAACGAAGTCATCAGACGTAGGTCACAGCCGCCAGAGAATGCTGTCCGCGATCGGATTGGAAGGCTGCGAGCAGACCAGTGCGTAGTGTCTCCGCCGTTTCCCGATGAAGATGACGAGGGCGAAGTTCCGCCCGTGACCGGAGGCGAGTAGTGAGTGGCATCGAGATAGCGACTCTGCCCGGCATGCCTGGGCATCTTATGAGTCCAGAGCAAGAGGCCGCGGACTTCCTGGGATTCACGCCCGAGATGGTTGAGACCAACTGGCTGAACATCTATCCCAACTGGAAGCTTCTCGACTTTGCTCACGCTGAAGACTGCGTCAAGTACAGGCAGCATATCCCGTCGCCTAACACGGTGGCGGCCCACGCTGATGGCTTGGCCGGCACGTACCGAAGGTGCATCCGCTGCGGAGCCTACACAACCGAGATAGTAGAACTGCTGCCGGAACGAGAGAGGAACTGATGGCCGATTTAATTATTCACACCAGGACGACCGAGTGGGACGGGTTGTTAGGCGATGCGGACAAGTTCTTGCTCGACAAGTTCCTGGCCTACATCAAGCCGGCGCTCGATCAGGCGTGGCAAGACGCCTGCCAGGGCATACCAGGGCAGGAGGTGACGAACTTCTACCAGCTGGTGAACGAAACCCAGGCGGCGCTCGACCTAGAGATGGTTGGGCTCGGCATTGATCCGATCGCAGACGCCACTCATTTAACACAGGTTCAGATCACAGCGATTATCGACGCAGTAAGGCTATTGCCATGAGAATCAAAGCGAAGGTCGAAGCGAGACCGAAGCCGAATCCTACCCCCGCAGTCAAACAGGACGTGCCATTGGTTCACGTAGCGGTCTCAGGCTTGCTGCTCCAGCATCTATCACCCGAGGACGCTTTCTCGATCCGGCAGCACATCGAGAAGTTCGAGAGGTCGCTCGATGTCATAGTCGAGGCGTCGCTCGCCAGCATGGAGTCGAGGTACGCGATGTTCCCTGGCCTGACCCGCCGGCAAGTCAAGAGCTTGATCGCCAGCAAGGGACTCGATCCGGAGGCGCCTAGCAACATCCCCGACAAGGACAGCATCAGGGATGTAATCAAACGCACCCGAGAGTCTGGGCCTGTGGTTGACGTCATCCCTGATGCCGGGGTGCTCAATGGGTAGATACGATACGAGTCAAGCGCATCCTCTCAACCCGGTTGCGTTCGAGCGAGTCGGCGAGCACGAGCACTGCATTGTGACATCTGACGACGGGATGGCGGTTGTTAGGTGTAACGACTGCGGCAGTGAGTGCTGGCGCGAGATCATGGCGGAAGAGGATTGCATAACTCGAAGTTTTTCCGATCGGAGGACCGAGCACATGCTTGTCAAGCTCTCCGAGATTGATTCCAAGGTGCGTCTCAACGAAGGCTTCGAAAGGATGCTGCGAAGGCTATGAGTGGACTTCTGTATACAGATGAGTTGGCAGAGCAAGTGCTCGATCTCATATCGCAGGGAGTCTCCATTCGGAAGATCTCTGCGCTCCAAGGATTCCCCTGTCGACGAGTGATCCACAATTGGGTTAACGGGGACTCGGGCGCCCCTGAAGAATTCAACACGCGATATCACGAAGCTCGCGACGCGATGGTGCATACGTTTGCCGAGCAGATCGTCGACATCGCCGACGAGATGATGTTCGACCCGGAGACAGGCAAAGAGCGCGTGCCGGAGAAGAACGAGATCCTCGCGAACAAGCTCAGGACCGAGAATCGCAAGTGGCTCGTGTCGAGGCTGAAGCCGGACTCGTATGGTGATCGGCTCGCGCTTGATGCTCAAGTGAAGGGGGAGACAACGATCATCGTCGAGAGCGGGATCGGTGGAGCGCCTGGAAGCGAGGCGGTCGAAGAAGCCGAAGAAGAGGTTGACATGACACCCGACCCGGAGGTTCTTGAATAATGCAGCACCAATTCCTAAGGCTGGTGTCACCGGAGTTTGATCAACCTCGCATATATCAGTGCGGGCACTGCAAGGCAAAGGGCCCGCGAGAGATCCTAGAAGAGATAGTCTGCAAGTCGCCGAAGGTGTCGACCAGCAGGGAAAGCAAGCCGCTGTCCGAACAGGTTCGCCTGCTGCAGGATGATGTCGCCGAGCTGAAGAAGGAGAACTCGGAGCTGAAGGACACGGTCAACAAGTTGCGCAACGAGACCAATGCTCAGATGAGGGCGCCTAACAGGTGAGACCTCTACAGAAAGTCAGGACTGGGTATAAGCCTCGGCCCTGGCAGCGTGACATTCATAAGAAGATGTTGAAGCATCGCTTCTCCGTCCTGGTCGTTCATCGGCGAGGCGGAAAGACGGTGCTGTCTATCAACACGCTGATCGATGCCGCTCTTCGCTGCCCGTTTCCTAACGGTCAGTATGCATACATCGCTCCGTTCCTGAAGCAGGCGAAGCGCATCGCTTGGAATTACCTGAAGGACTACTGCGCGCCGATCCCTGGTTGCCTCATCAATGAGTCCGAGCTTTGGATCCGCCTGCCTAACGGCGCGCAGATCTCACTCTATGGTGCAGACAATCCAGAGTCTCTTCGTGGCATCTGGCTCGATGGTGTCGTGCTCGACGAAGTGGCCGACATGCGCGAAGGGTTGTGGGGCACAATCATCCGGCCGACGCTGACCGATCGCAACGGTTGGGCTCTCTTCATCGGCACGCCTCGCGGCATGAATCTCTTCTACACGCTCTACCGTCAAGCGGCCAGAGATCCCGAATGGTATGCCGCCATTTATCGAGTCGACCAGACCGACGTGATCAGCAAGAAAGAGCTGGCCGCGGCGCGGAAGACGATGTCGGAAGCGGCCTATCGCCAGGAGTTCCTGTGCGACTTCAGCGCTTCCAGCGACAATATTTTGATCACAATCGACATGATCACGAATTCTCTTGCCAGGGAAGCTCGCGGGCAGGCCGACCTCATCGGTTTGCCGAAACTTATCGGTGTCGACGTCGCACGATTCGGTGGCGATCTCAGCGTTATCCAGCGCCGCTGGGGGCCTGTGGCGTTTATGCCGGTGATGTTCAAGAAGGTTGACAACATCTATCTGGCGGGTCAGGTGGCTAATGAGATCAACGATTTCAACCCTCACGCGACCTTCATCGACGGCGGTCGAGGCGAAGGGGTCATAGACATCCTCCGGGATCGACGGTATAGCATCGAGGAAGTCGCCTTCGGAGGGAGAGCGACCAACATTCACTTTTTCGACAAACGAACGGAGATGTGGGACAAGACAAGAGCTTGGCTGGACGATCGAGGAGTCTTGCCGGACCACCCTGAACTTCAAGCCGAGTTATGCACTCCGATGTACGCCTACCGACCTGACGGTCGGATGAAGTTGGAGAGCAAAGATGAAATGAAAGAGCGTGGCATGGGTTCGCCAAACTATGCAGACGCTCTCGCATTAACATTCGCACATGACGTCGCTGTCCAGGAAGCCGGAATGGTCGCTACACCATTCGGGGTTCAGGCACAGACCGACTTCGATCCGTTTGACGACAAAGCTATGACTGCCGAGATAGACCAATGGTAGATGTGCAGCAGCCCGAGCGCACAAGACCCCACTCCGCCCATTATCCCTCCGACGTTCGATGCCGCGATCCTCTTCGGCAGTCGGCCAGTCGACAAGCGACAGAAGTCAGGCACGTCTTCGACGTTCTTGACGTCAGGCGGAGCTAGAGGTCGAGTCACAGACAACAAGCTCAACCAGAAGCGGGCATCTGCGACGGTGTCCATATGATCGCGTCCAAGAGCGCACGCGAGATGTTGGCTAGCAGAGTCCTGTCGATGTATGCGGACAGGGCTACGTGGATTCCTCATTTCCGCGAGTTGTCGGCATACTATCAGCCCAGGCTTGGCAGGTTCCTGTCCGGCGATCGCAACAAGGGAACCAAGAAGAACGGGTCCATCATCAACGAGGCGGGCATGCTCGCGCATGAGTCGCTCACGAATAACATCTTCTCCGGTGTCACCAATCCAGCTAGGCGCTGGTTCGGCATCGGCGTCAACGACCAGCGGCTCAAGGAGGCGGGCGACGTTAGGTTCTGGCTCGACGACGTTGAGCGGATCTTCTATCGCGTCTTCGAGAAGTCCAACTTCTACGACTCGGTCCATTCTCTGTTCTCAGAGCAATCGCTATTCGGCACCGCCGCCATGCTTATAGATCGAGACTTCGATGACATCATCCGGTGCAAGACGTTCACCGCCGGCCAGTACGCCGCCGCTACGAACTCGAAGAATCAACTCTCTGCCTTCACGATCGAGTACGACATGACGGTCGAGCAAATGGTTGACGCGTTCGGGCTGCCCGGCGAAGGCCGGAGGCATCACGTATCCAACGCCATCGCGAACCTCTACAAGGAAGGCGACCTCGGCGCGACCAGGACGATCCAGGTCCTCTGGGAAGAGAACGACGACCGGATCGACGTCGGCCTCTTCAACAGCGAGAAGTGGGCCTACCGGTGCGTCTTCTGGGAGAAGGGCTCGAAGGCTGAAGACGGGTTCTACCGGGTGTCTGGATATCGGATCATGCCGGTCGTTATGCCGCGCTGGGATGTCGTCGGCGAAGACGTCTACGGATGGTCGCCCGCCATGTACGCCCTGTCGGCCGTCAAGGGTCTGCAGATGGGAGAGCGTCGTCTCGCCAAGCAGATGGAGCTTGTCGGAGCACCGCCCGTTGCGGGCAGCCTGGGGCTCCAGAATCAACCGATCTCACTGCTACCCGGCGGCGTCACGCTCGGGCCGGACACCCAGGTCTCTAGGCCGGTCCTTTCTGCCGTCTACCAGATCAACCCCAGGCTGGGTGAGATGCAGGCTAAGCTCACCGAAACCGAGGAGCGCATCAGGCGAGCCTTCAAGGTTGATCTCTTCCTCCTGGCCAGCCAGTCCAACGTGCAGCGCACTGCGCGAGAGGTCGAAGAGCGATCGGACGAGAAGCTCCAGGCGCTCGGCCCGGTGATGGAGCGCCAGCGCAACGAACTGCTCGACCCTGTGATCGACATCCTCTTCGACTATGCGCTCGAAGCCGGCATCCTGCCCGATGCGCCCCAGTCGATAGCCGGCCAGGAGCTGCAGATTGACTACATCAGCACGCTGGCACAGGCGCAGAAGTCGGTCGGCGTCTACACGATCGAGCGCCATGCGCAGTTCGTTGCCGGCATGGTCCAGATGACAGGCGACCCGAAGTACGCGGACAAGTTCGACATCGATCAGGCGATTGACACGCACGCAGATCTCGTGGGCTTGCCTGCCAGGATCAATCGAAGCGATGAAGACGTCGACAACATTCGAGGCCAGCGCGAGCAGGCGCAAGCGAGGCAGAACCAGCTCGATCAAGCAGCCACTGGAGCAGCTGCAGCGAAGGACGCGAGTCAGGCGCAAGTTGAAGATGGGAACCTACTAGAGCGAATCATAGAAGGAGCGCAGCCAGTACCCCAATGAGCAAAGACCAGCTAGTACAAGCCAACACTGAGGCTGCCGTCGAGGAGAGAAACAAGCGGATCAAGCTCGCGAAGTTGCAACTACTCAACTCCCTAAGCTTGATTCTTGATAACCCAGCTACGGCAATGTACATGCACTACCTCTGGCACACGACACAGATCTTTGTGATCCATGGGCCAGGAGAGAAGGATGACTACCTGAACGGAGTGATGTCTGTCGGCACGCAGATTTATGCCGATGCGATGTTGACGAACCCACAGCACGTTGCGGACTTCGCAACGAAATTCAAAGAGGACCTTCTAAGCAATGTCGGATGAAGACGCCGGGAACGAACAAGACGCCGGGAAGCAGCAAGACGCCGGGGATCAGCAGCAGCAAGACGCCGGGAACAAAAACGAATCTTCCGAAGACAAGGGCAAGAGCGAATCGTTCATGCCTTTCTCTTCGAAGAAAGAGGAGTCCAAGCCGAAGGACGGCGAAGACGACTCGACGCCTGAAAACAAGGGTGGTGATGATTCAAGCTCCGATGACGAAGGCGACAAGGGCAAGGGTGATGATCTCACCTTTGCGCCCGAAGCGTATTCGCCATGGGAGATTGAAGGCATGGAGATCAGCGACCAGGATGCCAACGAATTCTCGGAAATAGTCCGCGGCCTAAATGGCGGCAAGGGGCTCAACCAAGAAGACGCGCAGGCGCTGATCAACCTCGAAGCAACGCGAACCATGCGCGGCATAGAGGCCCAACGAGAAGCCCAAGATGATCAGGCGAAGAAGTGGCAAGGCGAGTCTCTGAAGGACAGCGAGTTCGGAGGCGAGAAGTTCGAAGAGAATATGCAACGAGTGCGAACCACCGTTGTGTCGATCTTCGGAGACGACGAGGAAGGACTGGCGAGGTTCGATGCCCTGGTTGATCAGACTGGCATCGGCAATCACCCGGACTTCATCAGGGCCTTTCACCGCTTCGGTATCGCATACGACCCTGAAAGCGGACAATTGCCTGACGGCTCGAAGCATCTCGGCAAGAAACGAGATGACAAGCCGATGAGCGAACGCATGTACGGGTCGATGAATAACGCCTAAAAGAAAGAGGACCAATGGCCGGAATTCTCGACGGAACAATGCTCTCTTACGCTGACACGCTCAAGCGTAATGATCCAGACAACACGGTTGCCGACATCGTCGAACTGTTGTCGAAGACCAATCCGATGATCGCAGACGCGACTGTCATGGAGGCCAATGGGGCCACGCATCACCGGACTACCGTCCGGACTGGTTTGCCGCCGACGTACTGGCGCAAGCTGAACGCTGGTGTGCAGCGAGCCAAGAGTGTCACCGCTCAGGTCGATGACCCGATCGGCATGCTCGAAGTCTACGCCGAAGTCGACAAGCAGATCATCGATCTCTCGTCGAACCCGGCAGCGATGCGGCTCACCGAAGACATGGCGTTCATTGAAGCCATGAACCAGGAGATGTCAGACACCGTTCTCTACGGCGACACCACCACCGCGCCCGATGAGTTCAACGGATTGGCTCCGCGCTACAACAGCGTCAACGCATCGATCCCGAGTTCGAATCAGGTTCAGAACTACAAGCCGGGCTCGACCGGTGGCGATCACACGTCGATATGGTTCGTCACATGGGGTCCGAACACGACCTTCCTGACGTATCCGAAGGGATCGCAGATCGGGCTCTCGAACAGGGACCTCGGCGAGCACACCCTCTCGGATGGGAACGGTGGTCAGTTCCAAGGCTTCCGCACTCACTACAAGTGGGACCTCGGACTCGTGGTTCGGGATTGGCGATACAACGCGCGCATCGCCAACATCGACACCGTTGACTTGCTCGTCGATACGAGCACCGCGCTCATCCAGCTGATGATCCGAGCTTACAACTCGATCCAGACCATCGGCATGGGCAACTTGGTGATCTACTGCAATCGCCTCGTCAAGACGCAGCTGGACATCATGATCATGGAGAAGTCTTCGCCGACGCTGACCGTTGACAACTACGGCGGTCAGCCGACGACGCACTTCCTGGGTATCCCGATTCGCATGACGGACGCCATCACCAACCTGGAGCAGCCGGTAGCCGTCTGATCCCTTCGAGGCTCAGCATGGTCATCAGCGTTGCATACTCCAATTCAAGACAAAGGAACACAGAATGCAAGATGCACTAAACATGTTCTGGGATGGCTACGATTTCAGCACTTCGGGAATCCTGCTCTCCACAATCATCGACCTCTCTTCGGCGGATCGCGATATCAATATCGGTGATCCAATCGAGGTCTTCCTTGGCATCGAGACCGCTGTCTCCGGTGCCGCAGTCACGTCCATCGAGGCTCGGGTCAATGCGGCCGCAGTTCTCGGTGGATCGGGTCCAAGTTCGTGGACTCTGACCAGTGGCGCCATGATGGGTTCCAGCGGCGATATCAACGTCACTGGCTTCTGGGATACCCCCGGCGAGTTCGCGCTCATCATGCCTCGCAAGTGCCTTCGTTATCTGCAGGTCCAGGTGTATCCGACCGGCGGCGCGGCCCTGACGGCCGGCATCGTCAATTGCAAGATCCAGAAGGCCGGCACTACGCCGAACAGGCTGGGAGGATACCCGAGTGCATAGCTTTATGGGCAAGCGCAAGCGGATCCTCTTTGGCCGCTTCATCAAGCCGGATACCCCCGGCAAGGATGAGGTCCAGCTCACTGACGAGCAGGTCGAGGAGGTTCGACGCTGGCCTCGCGGCTGGCCGGAAGACCTCGTCAATCTCGACGGGACTCCGGTCGAGTTCGAGGATGAGTTGGAGCCGCTCAAGGAAGATGGTGAAGGCAGTGTCTCCGTAGCGGGAGGCGGCAGCGCGCAAGGCAAGAGTAAGCCTAAGGGCAAGGACGAACCCGGCAGTCCGTCTAAGTCTAAGGGCGTCTCTTAGCGCCAAGCCAGCAGGTGGCGGAGGGGATCGCTCCCCCCTTCGCCGCCTGTGTTCTTCGGAGGAAACATGGCAGCAACGAAAGAAGATATTTGCAATCTGGCCCTCTCCTTTATTGGATCGAAGGCTGTGATGGCTGACATAACCGCAACTAACAAGACCGAGTCCGTGTTGTGCAACGCGATCTATGAAGATACGAAGAAGTCGATGTTGCGGGCCGCTCATTGGAACTTTGCTTCTCAGACGGTAGCGCTCGTAGCGAATGTCGAAGTGCCTCTGCGCTGGACGTATAACTACGATCTACCCGCTGGCTATCTCAAGGGCCGGTTCATTGTGGTCGAGATGCCCAACCCTCGGCTTGTCAATCCTCCGTGGGAGGTCGCGCTCGATCAAGCAGGGACCGCCAAGCTGTTCTTCACTGACGTAGAGGGCGCCGTGCTTTCTTACACTATGGATGTCACGGACGTCGCGCTCTTCGACGAGAACTTCGTCGAGGCTTTCGCCATGACGCTGGCGACTCGGATAGCGTTCCCACTCAGAGGCACAGCGGTGACGTCGGAGCGGGTCAACGAACTCGCGATACTGGCGCTGCACGTAGCCAACGGTGTGAACCAAAACGAGCAGGGTCGCGACGACACATTTGTCGATGCGGAGACAACCAGGAGCAGAGGTTAATGGCAGGGAAGGTGAAGGCGAGCCCGAAGATCCCCCAGCTCTCGTTTAATGCCGGGGAGATCAGCCCGGAGGCTTCAGCCAGAACAGATCTTGAGCTGTATGGGAAAAGCGTTGCGAAGATGAGCAACATGATCCCAAGGATATCTGGTGGCGCAGAGAGCCGCACCGGCTTCGAGGTGCTCGCTAGGTGCAAGAACGTCACAGCATCTAGGCTCATTGAATTCAAGTTCAACAATGAACAAGTATATGTCATTGAGCTTGGCGAGTACTACATGAGGTTCTTCAAGGACGCCGCTCCGATCTATGGACCTGAGCTTACGATGAACCCGGTGGGCAGTCTGACGCCAGGAGTCACGCCTATCATCGACGCCAACCAGCCTCACGGGTACCTCGCCGGCCAAGAAGTGATCTTCGATGGGATGCTCCCGTACCCGGACCCTGGAGGGTTCATAGAAGAGCCTCTCATCATGCCGCTGATTGTTACGGCTCCGATAACAGCCAACACCTTCGGGCTCAACGTCAACGGATCGACATGGGCGATAGGTAACGGCGGCACGGTGAAGGAAATCTTCGAAGTCGTCACCCCGTACAGCGAGGCCGACCTGGAGAAGCTGAAGTATACGCAGTCCGGCGACGTCATGACGTTCACCCATACCGGCCATCCCGTGTATGAACTCGCCCGCGGAGAGAGCTTCGACTACGAGTGGACGATGCTGCCCATGACCTTCGGTTCGAACATCGAAGAGCCTTCTCGTCCTAAGATCGTGCGGCACGTTGGGTTCACGGACGCCACCGGGATCTATTACGAATACGCCATCACCGCGGTCGATTGGAGGGGGGTGGAGACGCTCCAGCGGGTGGTTGATAGCGACGACAAGTTTGAATACTTCGGTGACTATGAGACGACGAACCATTGGAAGGACTCGAATATAGCCAATGCGTCTTCGATCTTCGGCGCCTACGATATCAGCTTCTATGCCAACCCTAATCAAGCAGGCGGCACGACTTACGGGCCGAGCACATTCATAGACAATACGGGCGCGGCATCTTTCACTGCAGGCAACCCTCCGCTCATCATGAGCCAGCTGCCACACAACCTCGTCGCTGGTAATTGGGTCAAGCTCACAGGCTTTCTGCCGACACCGCTCCCTGGCAACAACCTGAACTTCCCTGCCGGGCCGTGGGAAATCATCGAGCCCGTCACCGACCTAACATTCACGATCAACGTCAACGCGACCGGATGGGGCAACGGCACCAACGGCAAGTATGAGAAGCTGCTCGGGTACGGCAAGCAAGAGCAAGACCTGAACATCGCGGAGTGGTCGATGGCTTCAGTTGGTGGCGAGACGAAGCTCACCACCACCGGCAACTACATGCCGATGAACCAGAGCGTGGAAGACGGGCATCGGGTCAGGATTTGGAATGTAGAGACGTTCCTCCCGACGATGGTCACGCTGATCGGCAGGGACTGGCCTGTCTACTCTCTTGCCAACACCAACGAGTGCTACATCCCTGACTTCGATTGCAGCGGCTTCGGCCCGCTCACCACTTATGGCAAGCTGCTCTTTCTTCCACCAGGCTACAATCTCGACTGGGATAGGACGGATGTGCAGTCGTACCGGATCTATCGCAAAGACATCACGCTCTACGATTCCGTCTACGGCAACGAGAACTTCTATTTCCAGCTACTGGCCGAAGTCCTCCAGGCAGACATAACAAGGAAGATCGTCGACGGCGCCACGTTCGATGGCGCCGGAGGTGGACCCGTGCCGTTTGTCGACTTCGGCAACATAACGCCCGACCCGTCGACTACGACGTTGAAGCCGCGGTCCCCTTTCGGGCAAGCAGGCGAGTACCCTGGAGCAGTTGAATATAACGAGCAGAGGCTCGCCCTGGCTGGGTCAGACGAGGACATCCAGGCGGTGTGGACGAGCGCCGCCTCCGGCTTCAGGGACTTCAACACACGCAAGTTCGTGAAGGAGACCGACCCTGTCCAGATGACGCTGGGCTCGCGTCGCCCGCATCAGATCAGGCACCTGCTCAACATCGGTACGCTCATAGCGCTTACGGCCGATGGCGAGTGGATGCTTACCGACGCAGGCGACCTATTGACGCCGTCCTCGGGCAATCCGAAGATGCCGACGTCTTGGGGGTCGAGCCATGTTAGGCCGGGCCTGTTCGGGTCGTCTGCGCTGTTCGTGACCGACGACAGGAAGTCTGTCAGAGATATCCAGTTCGTGTCGGAGGGCGGACCCCAGACCATTCTGTCGAGCGACTTGAATTATCTAGCATACCACCTGTTCGAAGAGCGACAGATTGTAGACGTGGCGGTCGAAGAGAAGCGGAACCATTGCGCTTGGCTTGCCATGGACGATGGGGACCTCACCGCTGTCACGTACCACAAGCAGAACGAGGTCGTCGCATGGCACCAGCACGCCATAACAGGAGGAGACTGTAAAGCTCTAGGTCAAGCCTTCGAGCAGGACGAAGACTTCCTGTACGCGATCGTCGAGCGCGAGCATGGGTCGCCGCTTGCGGCGGATAGGTACGTAGAGCGGAAGCACTCAAGGATCCGATCATCTTTCGCTGGCGACCGCTTCATGCTGGACGGTGCTGTTGAGTTTAACGCTGACGTTTGGAATATCGTAGACCCAACCGGAACGGGTTATCAACCCGCGTGGGCGGCGTACTGGACCTTCAACGACAGCGGGTACACGCCCTACACCCCACTCGACAGGTTCAGACTCTTCGGTCCAGCCACCCCGCCTGACCTGCTATCTGAATTCGGCGCGTACTATATGAACTTCGATCTATTCGGCGTGCCGCTGCCCGGATTTGTCTTCCTTGCTCACGTGGATACTGGGGCGGCTATCTATCGACCGACAGCATTCCCTACCGGGGAATCTCCTGGCTACGTACAGCGCGCATATAATAGCTTCTCCGGGATGCAGCACCTGTACGGCACGACGTTTTCGGTAGTCGCCGATGGCCGGTTGTACGAGAACCAGACCTGCGATGTCTATGGCGTCTGGAATATGCCGGCAGGCGAGTGGGCGTCGAACGCGATCTTCGGTCATATGTTCACGCAAGAGCTGGACACTCTTGATATCAACGATGCGCAAGGGACGTCCATAGGAACCAGCATGGCGATCCCGTCCGTCACCACCACCGTCTCGGGCACCAAGGTATTCGAACTGAGCCAAGACGGCGAGACGTGGGTAGACGCAGGGTTCCCCGTGAACGCGGTGGCCAACGAGGAGTACACCGGTTCCTTCGAGACGTCGATCATTAGCGACTTCAACCCCGGTGCCCACGTTAAGATCAGGCAGACCAAGCCTGAGCATATGTTCATCCAGTCAATCATCCCGAAGGTGGAGCCCGGTGCCTGATATCAAATACGTCGAGCCTATCGCCGAGCACTGCAAGACCATGGCGCCAGCGATGCGCGCAGCGGATCAGATGGAAGTCTTCAGGGCCACGGGCGCTTCGCCGCTAGAGGCTTTACGCGGTGGCCTGAGAGACTCTGCGTCTTGTAGGACTGTGACTCTTGACGGTGTTCCGGTGGCGATGTTCGGCGTCGTAGAGAGGGATGATGTTGGCGTTCCCTGGTTCCTTGGTACTGTCGTTGTCGACGAGCACCCACTCTCGATGATGAAGATGTCGAAATTGATCATGAACGATTGGACTGACCGATACCGAACCCTGAGGAATTACGTGGACGCAAAGAACGACAAGGCGATCAGGTGGCTCGACGTCCTTGGCTTCGAGCTTCGCGACATAGTTTTAATCAGGAAGTCGGAATTCATCGAGTTCGGATGGGAGGCCAGCTGATGTGTGCTCCGCTAATAGCAGTCGCAGCCATAGCGGTCGTCGGAGGCGTGACCTCGGGTGTGATCGCGAAGAAGAAGGCAGACGCGCAAGCTTCCGCGTTCAAAGCTCAAGCCAAGCAGGTCAGGAACGATGCGATAACGGAAGCTGCCGCCGGCTCGTCTAAGGCCAGGGCGGCAAGGTTCGAGGCTAGCGTGTTCTATGCGCAGCAAAAATCAAGACTGTCAGCCAACAGCCAGAACGTAACGTCGGGATCAGCCGCAAGAGTCCTGTCTTCGACGCAGAGCATCCTTGGGTATGACATCTCAACGATTGTCCATAACACGTCCGTCCGATCCAACAGCCTGAGGGCGAAGGCTAGCTTTCTTGACTATCAGGGTGACCTAGCGACTCAGGCCGGCAACCTCGCGCTCACGTCGTCGATTATAGGTGGCATAACAAAAGCAGCAGGCATCGGCGCTGGATCGCTTGGTGGCGGCGGCGGCGGAGCTTCTGACGGGATCAGCGCAGGAAGCGGCATAAGCAGATCTGCGACTAACAGCACCCTTGTTGGCGGAAGGTCTCGCCCTGGCCTGCTCAGCAGGTCGAGGAACTCACGATCCAGATCTTGGGAAGGTTGGTAAATGGCAAAGGTACCGTTGCTCAAAGGGGTGTCGCAGTCCCCGATAGGCGCAGTCAGTGGCCCTGACCTTACAGGGGCCACTCGTCAGATAGATGCTTTTTATGACGGCATCAACGACATAGTTGCGTCTTCGACGGAGGCTGTTCAAGACTTTGCCATCAAGCGGATCCTGCAGAACCAGGACACCACCGCTCGCAAGAGGTTTGGCGACGCGGTCCTCTCCTCCAATTCCGAACTCCTGGAGGTGTATAACCAGCAGGGCTCTGCGGCGGAAGACACTATAGAGCAAGGCCGATCAATTCTGGATAGGAACAAAGAGATCGGGCTCAAGGGTCTCGACGGGCCAACCGCTTTGCTCTTCTCTCAGCGCTACGACCAGCATGTCTACAATCAATCGCAACGACTCTACGAGCATGACTTCAACCAGAAGGAGGTTGTGTATCACGAGTCTTACGATCGAGAGCGTGAAGGCTATCTGTCGGATGTTATGCACGAGGCTCTGCGGGAGTCAGGTAACTATATCAAGGAAGACGGTCCTACTAGGGCGTCGGGGACTGCCGGCGAGATAGGCACGCGAATTGGCAGGACGGGCGACGCTCCGTTGTCTCGCGCGGCCAACGATGACCCCGACATAGATCTACCTGACTCGTTCACTGAGGGTGGCGAGCGCTCAGTCATAAGGGCGCCCGGCGCTGAGAACGAATCCATAGACGGCGGGCCGACCCCGCGGACAGACCAAATCATCGACAACATCGTGTTCACGTTTGAGTCCGAGTTCCAAGGCGAGGGCGCCGAGTCGATCGAGGCCAAGGCCAAGCTCTTTGTGTCAGATGCCCATCTGCTCGCGATCGACGCGTTGATGGCGAACGGCAGGATGATTGAAGCGAGCGCATACGCTGCGGACCACGAGAAGCAGATCGTAGACAAGGACTACCTAGAGATTCAGAAGTCGCTCAAGCCGGCAACGGATACCGAGCGTGCGATAGATACAGTAGCCAAGGCTAGGGCCGCAGCGCCGGACGATCGCAAGGCTCAACTGAAGTGGCTCAGGTCTAACGTGCCGAAGACTGAACGAGACGCGGCTATAGCCCGATGGCGTGGCAACAACGTCCTGGACGACGAACTGGATGGGCAGGTTCGCGACGCAGAAACAAAGCAGCGATGGGCGTCCATAGTCTTGCTGACCCAAGACGGCGCAACTCGCGAGCAGTTCGAAGAGGCAACGAAGATCAGCAACACCGAGCCCAATCCGTCGCGCTCTCTGCGCATGTCGCAGAAGATTGCCGCTGCGAGGACGGGCAAGTTCGTCGTGTCTGATCCTGCGGTCAGGAATTCGCTCCTTGAGTTCGAGGTGGCTTGGTCGAACGGAGACAAGACCGTGATCGGCCCGCATGGCGAGCGCACGTTCGCTGACATCATCCCGGATGAGTACACTGATCTTTCCGAGAAGCATCGAGAGGCGCTGCGCAAAGATGTAGAGAAAGCCAAGAGGGGTGAAGACCTCCCCACTGGCAGGGCTATGAAGGCCGGCGTACTTGAATACGAGAAGGCTACCAACAAGAAGAAGCCAGAGATCGGCAAGCGCGGTTATGAGACGTATTCGGTCTACATCGCTGAGTTCATGGATATCGTAGAGCAGCACAACAAGAAGCCTGGGAACATAGAGCCTACGAATGACGATATGCGTAAGTTCGCAGCCCAGGCGCAGATCCAGGTCAGCGTGACGACAGAGCACAACCTCATCTTCTCCGACAAGAAGAAGATCCTCTCCATCGACGACCTCTCTGATGTCGACAAAGCCAACGTGCGCTTGCCTGACGCGAAGACTAGCGTGCGGCTGGAGCGCGCGATTCTCGACAACTCGTATGAGGTATACAAGAAAGACCAAGCTGAACTCGGGAAGCCCGTGCTCAGCAAGCAGTTCTTTGAGTTCGACCTGTCGCACGAGCAACGGTTGCGAATCGGCGAGATAGTGATCGAGGACTACGTGAAGGAACTTGAGGAGAAGAGGGCGAACCTTGGGCGTTGAAGACGAGATCGACGAAGGCCGACGCGTTGACTTCCTGTACATGCATGATGAGCCTGATCCGCGAGCAGCTCTTCGTCGAGCCGCCACGAAGGGGTCTTCCCCGTCTACCGCAGCTAAGGCGTACAACGATTCGAACAGAATCGGCGTGCCGTACTCGGCGGCAGAGGCCGAGCCCGAGATGGCTGGCTTGGAGGCGCGCAGGGTCAAGGCTGAGGATGACTATCGATCCATCCTGGAGGCAGACAACCCTGCCGTGGGTGATTGGATAGCCAAGGAAGACGTCAACGCAGATCTCGCATTCAACGATGTCGACGTACTTACTCGCATTGCCGAGTACACAGGCGTCAGCCAGATCCCGGCCGCGTTCGACTCGCAGGTTGCAGCTCTCGGACTGCGCGCTCACGTCGACTATAAGATCGCCGTCGCCAGAGGTGAGCGTCTCGTCGACCAGGAGAGAGAGGGTCGCATAGCTGCGCTCCAGGAAAGGCAATCCGCTTGGCAGTTCGAGGTGTCCGGCGACAAGGTCTTCGGGATCATCGCCAACCAGATACCCATCTTCGGTCAAGTCGCGCTCGGCGCTGTCGAAGGGCTTACCGCTGGTCTTGCTGTCACGGCAGCCACCGGAGGCGTGCTTGCTCCGTCGATCCCGTTTTCGGTGACGGCCGGCATGATCCGGCGCAACTACGACATGGAGTTCTCGAACGCCTACTTCCAGCTCATAGACGTTCGCGATGAAAATGGTGACGCGCTATCGCATGAAGACATTGTGATGGGTGCGAGGTTGTACGCGGCACTGTCTGCAGCGCTCGAAACTTGGGCGACGAAGGCTGGCGTCAAGGCCGGCGCTAGCGCGATCCATTCGGTTGGTGGCGCTAAGTCTATCATCCAAAGGTTGATCCCTGCTGCCATGAAGGACCCAGCAAAGCGGGCAGCGATCCCTGCCATCTTGCGTGCGGCAGGCGAATCGTCCGGAGCTGAGTTCTTCACCGAAGCAACGCAAGCTCTCAGCATGACATCGGTAGAGGAAGGTCTGAAGCTTTGGCAGGACGATGCAAGAGACGGGTTCTATGACTACGGGCTCGAAGACGCCTACGAAGTGTTTCGTGATCCAGGGACATGGCTCGCTATCGCTAAGGAGGGCCTTGCTGGCGCGATTGCGGGCGGAGGAACGACCAGCGCTTTTAGTGCAGTCGGAATCTCTATCGACAAGTTTAATCAGGGAACTTCGATCCTGCATAAGTCGCTCGAATCAGACACCAAGGAGAGGCAGCTCGATCGGATTGACGAACTCGTCCGCGAGTCGGAGCTTGCGAAGCTCGCGCCGGAGAAGTTCCAAGAAGTCCTCGAAGAATCTTCAACGGAAGAGAATGTCACGCACGTTCACGCGCAAGGTGTCGTTGACCTCTTCCAGGGGGAGAGCCAGCCGGCGGGCGTAACGATAGAGCAAGCGTCCGAAGCGCTCGGCGTAACGGTTGAGGAGTTGCAAGATGCAGCGGCTCTAGACGAAGACATAGTCGTGCCCTTGCATCTGCTCGCGAGCAAGATCGCGGGCACGCCTCTCCATAAGGTTATGAAGGTCCATGCCAGGAACACGCCTGACGGAATCACGTCCGCGCAGCGTGGCGAGAACGCAAAGCTGATCGCTGGCGTGATCGAGGAGATCAGGGAAGAGCAGGCGACCAGAGATCAGGCCGAGGATGGGACAGCCAACGCTGAGACGTCCGATCGTCTTGCTGCGTTTGAGTTGATCAGAGACCAGACCGAAGCGGGGCTCATCGCGTCTGGCGTCAGCAAGTCGGCGGCGCGGGACATGGCAATCTTCGACGCGGCAGCGAAGGTGAATCTCGCAGAGCGCGGAGGCGTTGACCCTCTCGACCTGTTTGGTTCCTCGAAGATACGCGCAGCAACAAGCCCCGTCCCGTCGAACCAAGCGTCAGCGTTGGCGCAGAGCGGGGGAGGCACGTTCTCCTTCCGCGCCCCTGACGGATCCGTCGCCGAGGCTGCGATAGATAGTGTCGTCTATGACACCGAGAGCGGCGAGGGGCAGATCACGGCAAAGGTCAACGGTGTAGCGGTAGGCATCCTGGACTTCGTCGAGAGAGCTAACGATGTGCTCGTAACTAACATCGAAACCGGTGCCGACGTTCAGCGCAGGGGCATAGCCTCGCAGATGATGAACAGGCTTCGGTTTGATCACCCTGGCGAGACGATTACAGTCGAAGGTGGCAATGAGGATAGCGACGCGTTCTTCGGGTCCGTCGAATCGCGCACCGGGTCGCTCGCCATAGACGATCCCTCTGGCCTGCAGCCCAGCGACATGTCGAACCCTAACCGCGTGTCGACCAGAAGGCCAAGCACCAAGGAGTCCAACCGCTTTCATCCGGACGTTGATAACGGCGCCCTGGTCGTCGACCTTGAGAGCCAGCTCCGTGCGCCTAAGAACTTCGCTCGGAATATGAAGCTACTCAGGACGTACGCTCCCATTCCTAGGGTTCGCGGAGAGTCGGACGCAGACTTCGCTCGTCGATTCGTTGCCCACATCAAGAGCAACTTGCTCAACGCGCACGACTCGATGGACCCGTCTCAGCGTGAGCGCGCGAAGAACTGGTACTCCGGCGCTCGCAAGATAGCCGATGCTTGGTCACGTCGTTTCGGCTTGCCGCCTGACCAGATCGCTGGAGCGATGGCGGTGCTGTCTCCGCAAAAAGATTGGTTCCAGAACGCTTCGCTAGCAGAGCGCACTATCGTCATCTGGCAGGGCCAGCAGGACACGACGTTCGGTCCCGAGATGCTTAGCAAGGCCGGCGACATAATGGCTGGCTACTTGAAGTCTAACGAGAAGCCGAACGGGACGTCGCAGAAGACGATCGACAAGTTCAACTTGCTGGTGTCAGCCGTAGACGGGCTCACCCTCGCAGAGGCTGCGGAGCAAAGCGATGAGCACGCAGCTGCATGGGTGCGTATGTATGACGAGACCTTCAACGACAAGGGGTTCCGAATCATCACGCCAGAGGGCGGCTTCGGCGGCTTCTCTAAGAATGATGATGGGAGCACGAACTCGAAGGTCGCCTGGGGATCTTACGCGGAGATCGGCAAGGCTATCTCGATCATTCGCAACCCCACCAAAGAGAACATCAACGAGCAGCTCGGCAACGGACACAAGGTCAGGAACTTCTTCAACAACATCTTGACGCCCGATGCCGGCTCCGACGTGACCATCGATACGCATGCAGTTGCTATCGCTATGATGATGCCGTACGCGGCGAAGGCCCTGGCTGTCGGCCACAACTTTGGGTCGGCCAAGGGATCGTCTAAGAATGGCGACCTCGGCATCGCTGGCGTCTACGCCCTATACGCTCAGGCGTATCGAGAGGCGGCAGCAGAGCGGCAGCTACTGCCCAGGGAGATGCAGTCCATCACGTGGGAGGCCGCACGTGTGCTCTTCCCGGACAAGAAGAAGAGCGCGAAATCACTCAAGGCGGCAGAAAAGGTTTGGGATAGCTATGCTTCTGGCCGAATAACACTAGACCAAGCAAGGGAGCAAATATATGAGTCCGCAGGAAAGCTCGGCCAACCAGAGTGGGTCGGATCCGATTCTCGTGGCGTTGCAGAAGCTGGAGCTTCGACCTACGCGGGAGAACTATCTGGCGTTGTCGAACCCGGAAGCGGACCCGTTGCAGGAGTTGGACGCGGAGACGGAAGCTTCGCTGCCGCAGAATCTGCAGTTCAACGAGACGTTCGAGACGAGGGAGGAGCTGCTGCCAGCGGGGCAGGAAGTTCAGCCTTCCTCGCGCAGTCGCCTTCTCCCGACGAAGACCAAAGTCGGCGACAGTCCCTTATCGAGTTCCGTCGATCGGTACAGCAAAGAGATGCTGAAGGAGACGCAGGACCGACTGGGCCTTTCCGACGAGGAGATGCTGGAGCAGCGCAAGCTCTTGGGTTTCTAAGCGAAGGCGTCCAAGCAACTCTACACTCCCCGGAGCCTGACACGAGAGCAGGCTTCGCGAAGCTCGGGCTGCCCGCTCCGGACCTGTATGAAGTTTCAGGTACCGAAGCGGCGCAGTTCTTTCGCGACTCGATCCAGGCCGGCAAGGAGGCCAACCGCTTCGGCGCATCGGTCTACGTGTATGACGTCGAAGAATACGCAGCGATGCGGCTCTTCGTTACGAGCGATGGCACTGCCGGCGCAGCGCTTAAAGGCAACGACTTCGTAAGTCTCTTCATCGCGGCCGACTCTCCTCACCGCGGCGCAGCCCCGTCCATGCAGATGCTCAGCATCCAGGAGGGCGGCGAGAAGAGCGACGCGTTCGATACCGTCCTGCCCGGCATGTATGCCGACATGGGCTTGAGGGTTGTCGCTCGCATGGCGTGGAGCGACGAGTTCGCACCCCCCGATTGGGACCACTCGGTCTTCTCCAAGTATAACGATGGTCGGCCCGACGTTGTGTATATGGTCTATGACCCCGACTATGTCGGCCCCTATCTCGGAACCGAAGGCGTCGTCGTCAATGATCCGGATGAAGCCGAGGCTATCCAGGCGGAAGAGATCCGGAGGATGAAGGAAGGCGAGCCGCGAGCAGTCACGCTCAGCCAGGGCGCAGCCGTCAAGACTGATACTGAGGAATTCAAAGCGTACTTCGAAGGGTCGAAAGTCCTCGACGAGAATGGCGAGCCTCTTGTCATCTATCATGCGACGACGCATGACTTCGACGAGTTCTCGCTAGACAACTCGAACGCGAACAACGACCTCGGCCGCGGCTTCTATGCGACAAGCTCGGCCGGCGACGCGAACGTGAACTACGCCGGCTTCGGGGCAGACCTCTCTCGCAGGATAGAGGATCGGGCCGAGTCTCTCATCGACCAGGAGTTCGGCACGCTGTCGACCGAAGACGCCCACGCGCGAGCGAGGGAGGAGATAGCCGGCGAGCACGAAGGTGCGGTCATGCCTGTCTACATGGCGATCAAGAACCCGGTCGTCATCGGGGTCCAGGCGCACAAGGCTCCCGAGACGTACTTCGAGTTCAACATCGAATACAACGAAGACGGTGACGTCATCAGCGAGTCCGGCACCGCGATCGATTTGATGGAAGCCATTCGCGAGGTCGGCTACGAGTTTGACGAGGTCGATCCGGACCTGCTGATCTCCGAGATCTTCGAAGACGGTGGCGAAGAAGTGTCGGCCTCCGATGTCCTTGCCACGTTCAAGAATTCCGACTCGTCCGCTTACGCTTCCGATTACGACAATGACCTGAGCGTTATCCCTGGAGAATTCTTCAAGCAGGTGATGGAGAAGATGGGCTTCGACGGGATCATCGACAGCACGGTTGGCGACAAGTTCAGGAACATGGACGGAGTCTTCCCGGACACGGTTCACTTCGTTGCGTTCGAGCCCGGGCAGATCAAGAGCGTCCACAACCGAGGCACGTTTGATCCTAACGACCCCAAGATCCTGAATCAGCCTTCGTCCGTTGGGCCTCCTGGTGAAGCGTCGCGAACGGATCGTGGATCGATCAGGTTCAATCCCGAAGGTGGAGGCGAGATCACCTTCTACCCCGGCATGGACAACTCCACGTTCCTGCACGAGAGCGCGCATCTATACCTGCACACCATGGCGTACCTCGCCGGCCAGGGCGGCGCGATGGACGAACTCGTTCTCGACTACGGTCGCATCAGCAATTGGCTCGTCGAGAGCGCTGACAAAATCTATGCGTGGATCGAAGACGAGTCGAAGCGGGACGGTAGTCGGATAACGCCCGAGATGTTCGAAGATGTTAAGCGCGCCCGCGGCGCATCGTTCGTCAGGGTGCAGGCCAAGGCTATGGCTATCGGTCTGTCGGAGCAGTCGACGCCAGAGAACACGGTAGCCATAGCGATGCATGAATATTTCGCTAGAGGTTTTGAGACCTACCTCTCCGCAGGCAAGGCTCCGAACGAAGCATTGAAGGGTCCGTTCAGGAACTTCAAGGCTTGGTTGCGCGAGATCTATACCGACGTGAAGAAGGCGCTCGGCGTGAACCTGAGCGATGAGATCACTGGCGTCATGGAGAGGATGATCTCGTCTCGCCAGGAGATCGCCCAGGTCAACGCGCAAAACGGTGGCGGCATCATAGAGAGTCTTGTTACCGCGCTCGGCTGGACCGACACGGAACGCGCAGCGTATGAGCAGCAAGCAATCGCCATCGAAGAAGAAGCCGACGAAGAGATCATGGCTGACGTCAAGAAGGCGCAGGCCCGCAAGATCAAGCGAAAGAACTCGGAGCACTACAAGACTGTCTTCCGCCAGATAAGGGAAGCCCTGAAGGAGACCAGGGAGTATCAAGCTCACCACTGGCTTCAGACTAATGGCGAATGGCTGACCGAGCCCGTGCTCGACGGACCTATAGACGCGGCCGGCGGCGTGAAGCTCAACCGCCAGATGGTCGAAGAGCTGCTCGGCAATTTCGAAGACTGGGCCGGGATAGTGGCCGGGCTCGGCAGAGGCAAAGGCGCGCTCTGGACGAAGGGCGGCGGCAGTGATCCGAGAGAGGTCGCAGCGCTGTTCAAGTTCGCCAGTGCCCGCGAGATGATACTGGCGCTCTCCAGGCTCAAGCCCATAGGGAAGGCGACGAAAGAGCTGGCTGACGCCCAGATACAGCGCGAGGAAGAGATCCTCGGCACGGAAGAGGACCAGATCGAGAAGGCCGTGGCCGACGTCCTCGCCAGCGGCGGCGCCAAGATCAAGATGCTGGAGTTCGAGCTATCGCAGATGAAGCGGCTCAGGCGTCGGAACCGCAACCCGATCAACACCGCGGCAGACCGCCAGATCGCAGAAGAGGGTGCGCCGACTGCCGAAGGCGCTCGTACCCTCGTAGCTGAAGCTCAGAAGCGTCTTGAGGCTGCGCGAGAGGCCCAGGACGAAGACTTGATCCGCCAGAGGGGCATCGAGCTTGAATCTGCTGTGGCGGCTCAGGAGGCCGGCGTGTTGGCGCGCAGGGCTGAATCTGCCAGGAGGCGCGGAGTGGCGTCTGCCCGGCGACAGGTCCGCGAGATCTCGAAACTGCTCAAGGCCGCGGCGGTTGAGGAGATCGAAGGCACAGCCAACGTCGACGTCCGGCCAGGGATTCACCGGGCGGCCGAAGCTCGCGCTAGGAAGGACATCGAGCGCGCTATCGCTGAGCACAACATGGACGAGGTCGAGAGCGCTATGCGCCGCCGGCTTTATCACGCTCATGCTGAGCGGGCCGCGCTCAACGCAAAGTCGGAGACGAAGAAGGGCGTGAATTATCTCAACCGCTTCAAGAAGAAGCGCGTGCGCGAGGCTGTGCAGAAGGCCGACCGAGAGGGTGCTGATCATTGGAAGCAGATCGTCCGGCTGCTCGCATCGGTCGACACTAGGAATCTGTCGAAGAAGAACCTCGACCTCATCAGGGCCGATCAAAACATCCTCGCGTACAAGCAAGGCCGCGAGACGGAGGGCGCCGAGACGTCGTCGATCGATGACCGCTTCGGAGAAGATGGTGCGATTCAGAACTTCAAGCTGATGTCGGTTCAAGACTTCAGGTCGCTGGTGAACTCAGTGAAGAACATCGAGCGCATCGCTCGCGACGAAGCGACCATCCAGGACGGCACCAGGAGAGTCGACTTCAACGATGCGATGGATCAGCTTTCGGGGTCGATCAAGGACAATGGAGTCAAGGCCAAGCCTCTAAAGAAGGACCCCTCTCTTCGCGACGATCTCCGCAAGAAGCTGCGCGGCCTGGACTCGAACTTCTTGAAGATAGAGCAAGTCGTTGAGTGGCTAGACGGAGGCGACATCGGCGGCATCGCTAGGCGCATGCTCTTCACTCCTGCGGCCGAGGCCCAGGCGCTCGAACTCGACATGCACAAAGAGTTCACGGTCAAGATCACGAAAGCCATGGGAGATCTGACGACTAGCAACCAGAACTTCTTCAAGCGGCAGTTCACTTTCAGCTTCGTTGGCAACGAAGACGCTGACGGAAACTTCGTGCAAGAGTCTGTGTCCGGCGAATGGGTCATCTCCGTCGCCCTCAACCTCGGCAACATCTCGAACAGAGAGAAGCTGATGGAAGGGTACGGGTGGACCGAAGAGCAGCTCAAGGAAATATTGACGAACCTGTCCGACACCCAATGGGACGCAGTGCAGACAGTTTGGGATTCGGTTGGGTCTATATGGGGCAAAGTCGAAGCTCTGTACAAGCGACTGACAGGCGTCGCTCCTGGACGAGTGGAGGCTCTCCCCTTCATCACGCCCGGCGGAAAGGAAATGCGAGGCGGGTACTACCCCGTCGTTTATGATCCCGAGCCGAGCGTCTCGAACGCCATAGACGATGAAGGCAACAGACTGACCGCGCCGCCGAACGCGATCGATGCGATCACCAACGAGTTCGCAACGCTCTTCCCCGGAGCAGAGTCGAACTTCATCAAGTACTCGACCTCGAACTCGTACACGAAGGGCCGAACCAAGTACAAAGGCCCGCTCTTACTGTCGACGAGTCTTATCCCGAAGCACATCGCACAGGTCATCCATGACGTCACGCATCGCGAGTTCGTGCGAGATGCGTGGAAGGTCGTTAGCGACAACCGGTTCAGGGACGCCGTCAGCGAAGTG